TCCACCGGAAGCGATACTCTCGACACCAACCCAGTTATCTGATGTAGCGGGGACAACAATTTCTCCGTCAGGAGCGGCGACCCAACGAAATGTCGCCCTCTGATTCAAGGCAATGTTTACCATTGCGCTGTTAGCCGTCTTGGTCTGTCCTGTAAAAGTTCCTCTTTCTCCAGCAAGCAACGCTGCCGGGTCTGCCGGGTCAAGAGCTCGGGGAGTTACTGCGGTTCCCGTTCCCGACACAGTTCCTCTGATTATGTTAAACTCGGTAGCAACATCAGCAGGAGTAGCGTCTGAACCGATTACAACATCGTAAATACGTCCGCGAGTTGTAGTTGCGGCCACAAGACACAGAATCGTTAAGTCTGTTCCTGCGGGTGTTTGTCCTTCGATTGCGTATCTTCTCATTTTAGTTACTTAATTTTAATTGCGACCTTTTTGAGATATTCTTCACAAGAAAAATACCTCACAAAAGTCAATAATCCCAACCGTCATTTCCATAAGCGGCCGGCTCGGGAAGTTCTCCGATTATCTCTCCGGAATTATCAGTGTGAGAAATAGCCGCAAGTTGTATTTCCAAATCTTCGGAATAACGTAAGTCCATTTGATTTAGAGGAATTGGCTTTGGCTGTCTTCCCTTATATTCAATGGCTACGCGCCGGGCCAATAATTCGTGAAACTGTCTTGGGAAGCCAAATGTCGTAGTTGTGGGGTCAGCTTCTAATCCTGCCGTACCGGAAAGATTCACAAGATCGGCCGGAAAAACGTGCGCCCACAATCTTCCGCCCCCGGTAACTCCGATAATCGTACCCGATAGAATAAACAAAGCTCTGCGTCGAATAGTATGAGCGAATCCTCCGGGAGCGTTTGAGTAAATCTTTACAATCTCGCTTTCGGTTTCAGAACCGCCGTAATCCTTAATATAAGTAGAAGGAAAGCGAGAATCTGCAGCAGCAAACTTAATTTCTAGTTTGTGTATTCGATTCAGAATGTCATCTCCAATAAAGTACTCTCGTCTGTCCGCAACTAAATCAAAAGTGGCGGGAACAAGAAACATTCCATTGTTGCGTTCAACAATCATAGACGAAATCTCATCTTTGAAGATATTTACATCAACCAACATATCCGCGTCTGTAAAGGTGGTTGAGTTTGTTCGTGTTTTTTTGCGGATTAGAGCCGCGAGTTGGGTACCGGTCGTAGGCCTCGGAAAGGATTATTATTGCGTGCATCGTACTTTCCGTGGCAAGGTGCACACAATCGGATCCAATCATTTAATTCTCGAAAGTATTTGCGACTTTTATTTGCCCAATGGATTTTATGTCCACCCAAATTATCTGCCCCGCAGTGCTCACATTTTTTCGGTTTTCCCAGATGACTTACCACCCAATGATGAAGCGTCCAATAATGTCTTGACGCTTTATACGTATTATGACGTCCTTCGCTTACCCTTTTTAACTGTCCCTCTCTATAGGCCATTTTCATTTCTTCCGTAATAACTCTATGCTTTTTACAATGAAAGAATCCGTTTACGGTTTTTACTCCGCAAGTTTCACATTTATTTCCTTTGTTGTAACTTCGTTCTCTCATATTCAGATTACGCGAGATAGCGACTTCTCGCCTCACTCCACGGAGTCAAATACTCCGTGGAGTTTCTTATACTTCAGATATACCTACAACCTTGCTATCCGGTGTAAGTGGGCGCCACAGGCAAATATAGCGAATCTGTCCCGCAGTAATATCTGCCGTTCCTGACTTCTCCCCGATAGTTTGTCCATTTGAGACAATATACGGCCCAAGCACGTCAGAAAGAAGACGCGGGCCTGCGGGAGACGTAGCGGCAAGCCAAATATCGCCTGCGGCCAATGTAGTGGCGTCAGACACCTGTGCTATCAATCCTGCAGTAGCAGCCGTAGTTCCCACTTCAAGAGTTCCGGCTCCAACCAATGTGGTTGTAACAATACCAAAAATACGGACAAGAACGTTTCCGGTAACGGTAAAAAGTGTTTGCGTTTGCTTTGTGCCGTCCTTATCTCCGCGAGTATTTGCCGTTCCGCCCGTGAACGCCGCAGGACGGGCTTCTTCTATTTCCCAACCTTCGCCCGCAAGACCGAAAGGGAAACGATCATTATTTAACATATATTTGTGTAATTATTATTTTGCGACCATTCCCCCCCCCAAGGGGGGCGGTTCTGCTTTTTGCAAAGAGAGCCGCCAAGAGAAAATCATTATTAGGCGTCTGTCGAAGCCACCCAGTTTATCAGCACCGCTTTTTCGTTAGCGAGGTTGACTACCCAGATATTATCCGACAACACGAACGTAGCGCCCGTGATTGCCTCGGTAATGTTCGCTTCGTTTTGCTGCAAGCGGATAAAGCCATTCTCAATCATCCCCGTTGACCCCGTAATGGTGTCAATAATGAAGATGTCGGCGTTGTTCCGCGTGCGAAAGGTGAAATGGTGAACCCAAAGGTCAACAACGGCCGTGGTGCGAATATCTATTCCGCCAACAGCAAAGTTGCCGTCCATATAAAGATAACCAATTTCAACTTGGTCTGCGCCCACGATTGCAATACCGGAGTCTGTTCCTGCTACTGAATCGCCTTGATAGACGAGTCCGATAACCCGCATACGATTTGCGGCGTTATCCGCGAGCAAGAAATCCGTGCATTGCCCCGTAACATCACGGTACTGGCAGTTGATAAGCGAGAAATCGGCAGCGTTCACGTCGAGAGGCGCGACAAGCGCGTCAAAACCTCCGGTAAATCGGATATTCTCAACGAGAATGTTCGCGGCGTCCACGTCCACATCTGCCGTAGTAGCCGTTGTGAAGTTCACAACCGGCCGGTTATCGCCATTCCCCAATCCAATAACCGAAATGCCCGCAACGTCTAGGTCTAACCCTGCGGCCGCGGATACGGTTTCGGTATAGTTAGGAGAAACGAAAATCACATCGCCTTGATTGGCGGTGCAAGCCCCGACTGCGGCGTCAATGGTGTTATAAACGGCTGCTGCCGTTACAACGCCATCGCTTGACCGATAATCAGGGTGGTCTTCTACGAACTGTGTGTAATTCGTGGCTGATGTAGCCATTACGAAGAACACTCTGCCCGCGACTGGCCTATACTGCGACAATCCGTGTCGGGCCAATGACTGGTATCTTGAACCTGACAGTTGACGTACTACGTCTTCTGCGATTCGTTCTGAAAATGCTCCCATAAGTTTGTGTGTCCGGCGTAGAAGTGTGTCGCTTCACTACCGGATACGATTACTTTGCGACTTTTTCCATATCCGCTTGCGCGGGGTTAGGAAATCTTAACCTAGTACCAATATCGAATACTGCTTGTTGGTAATATGGATGGTTGTGTTTAACCCGAACGTGAATCCATCGTCGGCGGGAGTAATACCGTCTGCGGTAATAATCGTTCCCGTTCCGTTGGCAATCCGGAGCAGGCCTTCTTCGTCTGCCATACCCTCAAACCATTCTTCTTCGATTCTGTCGGTTTCGTTGAAGACGTGAACATAACGGGGCCTAAACCCAACTACGAACTTTCGCGCGGCAACCGTCCCATCATCAAGATAGGAAATAACTGCCATACGCAAGACGTTTTCTGGGTACTTAATTGTCTGTGTGATAGCCATACTATTATGCCTTTCGGCGATTAGTTTTTGCGACTATTTCCGTAACTTTATGACAATGCGGCTTCTTTCTCTTTATTTCCGTCAATCCGGTTGCGTTGTAACGCTTCTTCCGTCTGTTGCAGAGATTCCATAAGAACATCTGCAACTGATTGCGGCAAGTCAACATAGGACTGCTTCGGAAAATCAAGGCGATACCCATTAAGGCATACGCTTTGTCTTATCGAAACGTCTTCTCCTTGCGGACGGGGTATGAAGAACCGGACTCGCGGTTGCGATAAAAGAAACTTCTTCATCGCTTCTGCCTTACTTCCTTTCGGCGGATCGGATTCGGGCGAGCCCGGACGGGTCTGCTTACGAACCTGATACTTACGAAGGTAATCTCCTTCTTCTTGGCTTTCTGGCAGTTCTGCCGCAGGCGGTTGAAGTCGAGATTCGCCGCTTCGCAACTTCGATTCTTTTGGGGCTTTAGGCGCTTTTGGCGCGTCTAACTCTTCGGGAATCTTGGTTGCCGATGGTTCTAACCTTACTAATCCTGATTTGGCCATAGATTTTACTACAATAGTAATTTATGCGACTTTCTCACCTCAATTCTTCAATCACGGTTAAGAAACTGCGTGTTCGATACGAACAGCAAAGTTCTCATTCAAGCGGGTAGCAACAAATGTCGCTTTCCAGCCCGAAGTTGAACGCTGATCCAACGGATCGGCCGTTCCTGCTGAACCGAGGGGTTTGACGATATTCTTCAACGCTTCACCGGAAATACGCGAAATCGCGTAGTATTCGGCAGCGAGAATAAGCGTCCCGTGAACGTCAATAGAACCGGAGCCGGCAGCCGCGAAGATTCGGGCATTCGTAGTCATAACAAAACGAACGTCATCTAGCGCGCCGACTTCACCTTCCATAACGCCTGCCTGCGAGGCATACTCCTGTACCGGAATCCAACCCGTTTCATTTTTTAGGTCAAAGAGGGTGTTCTCCGTTACAATGCCTACAAAGCACGCAGCGAGGGGCGAGGAATTGAAACCCGTTGCCGGATTCACTTGTCTCGTCAACTTCATTGCGTCGTTGTTCTGTAATGTTCTTACTGCTTCCCTAATCTCTGCGCGGTTCAACTTCATAGAAGATGTAACCGTAGCCCGAGTTGTTGCGGTTGACGCATACTGGACGGTCGTGCCCGCGATTATTACGTCGCGGCAAATCTGGTCAAGAGAGTTACCGGCTTGCTGTCCAAGAAGGTCGGCAGTTTCGGTCAAAAGCGGGTCAAGGGTCGTCATTTGGAGGAAGTCCGTGAGGGTTACAAAATCACCGTACTGGGCGACCGTTGCGGTTACGTCAGTTATCGCCAACTGCTTGCCGGAGGGTGTTACGCCTTCAGAAAGGGCAGTCGTGTTCGCGGTCAATAGCGAGTATCTGCGGAACTTGATAACGGCGCTACCGTGTTTCGGGAGGTCGCGCACCTGCGCCCACTTTAAGTGGACAAGCAAAGGGCGAGCCGCCTTCAACATTGTGCGGTCATAAAAGTTATTGACTGCACCTGTTACTTGGGTAGTTGTCGTATTAGCCATACTTTTTGGTAAGAAATGGTCTTACCTGCCATTTTGCGGGTAGTTGCGACACAACCCGCGATTAGGGAGTTTTTATTTATTCTTCACCGGGCTTTACAAACTCCCCGGAACGCGCCCGATTCTGTAATGTTTCAAACTCCTCGTCAGTCATTTCGTTCTGCTCATCAGCAGTCGGAATGTTTCCTGTGCCGGTAACAGCCGGCCTGCTTGTTCTACCTCCTCCGCGACTTTGATTCGCTTCGAGGTCAGCAGTTCTTTTTCGACGCGCGCCGGTTGTTTCCGCGTCGTCGAATGCCAAATGGTGATAAATCACCGATGGCGGGACACCTTTGTAGTGAGGGTGTGCCATATAAGCCCGAATACGCCTTTCGTATTTTGCCGCTTCCGGCTCGTTGGCGATTAAATCGCCAAGCTCGTCGTCATCGGCTTTTGAGGCAAGGGATTTCACAACCGGGCCTATTGCCTTTGCTACTTCCCTTTGGACTGCTCCGCGCGCTTCCGGGGTCAAAGAATCTTCCTCATCTTCCTCGCCCTCCTCATCATCTTTCTGTGGTTGGAAGTCATCGCTGTCCTTTGAACGCAACTTTTGAATGGTGCGTTGCTGTCGTGCGATGATGTGCTGTTCAGCGCTTCTTCGCACTGGTATTTCGGGTTCGGCTTCCTTTTCTTCGTCTGTTTCGTCTGTTTTGGATTTTATTTTAGGTGAACTCCCTTCACCCTCGACGTCGCCCGATATTGGATTGCCGTTTTCATCCAATTTAGGGTCAGCGTCGGTATTTCGCTCTGCCATATAATTTATACTTGACACATTTTGATAGAGTATGGCGAGTAACTACCAAAATGGACGGTTATTTCAAGAACTCGCGACAAGTTCTCAATGCGATTGGCTGGCGGGAGTCGAACCCGCTTTCTCCCAAGTATGAGTTGGGCGTGTTACCATTCACCCCAACCAACCGCATTGAAACCTCGTCTATTTTTCAAGATTCGACAACTCTGCCTCCGAATAAAACGGGTCGTAATTGATCGGATTCTCCGAGTTACCGGCCGGTTCTTCAAGATACGCCGCAAGAGTTTCTGGCAAGTTTTTCAGGTGCTTCAAAAATCTCCGTTTCGCCTTTAACAGTTCGGCCTCTAATTTGTATCGCTCGCTATCAAGGTCTTTCAGGTCGTCGCTGTCCTGCTCATTCTGCAAATGCTGGATACTCTCATCAAGGGCTTGGCACAATATCTTCCAAAACTCACCGTTCTTTCCTAAGCGTAATAGCTGCTGAGCGCTTTTTTTATCTTTAGGGTCTATATTAAGCATTATTGCGTAGCAGTTGTAGGCGAGGGCAACGCTGTGGACTGCTGCCGATTCGCTTGAACCTGCTTGCCTCCGGGCATTGAAAAGGCCGGTGCGACTGGCGGCGGGAATAGGTCTATCCGGTTACGCTTAACAAGCATAAGTTTCTTATGCGCTCTGATATGCGCCATAGCATAGGAATTCTGATTGGCCTTCGAGTGTATGGAAATATGCGTGCGGTGGTCGTCTTGCACGTCTATTGGCGGAAGTTGCTTGTTGTTAAGCAGTTCGTTTTCTTCCTCTGCTTGCAACTCATCTACTGTAGGGGGGAATGCGGCGTCCACTTCTTCCTTTGTCATCCCGTTCAGCTTACCCAAACGCTTCTGAATATACCGCCTGTTGTTTTCGGGGTCTTGCAGGGCAAGTCCGGCAAACGACACAAACGACTGTTGTTCGCGTTGCCTCTTGGCTTCGCTGATAACCTTGCTTTCAATCTTCGCGTCCGGGTCAACGTCCGCGATGATGTTATCCTTTAGCAATGGTCTCCACACCGGGGCTAATGCGCCCTGAATACGCACAATCTTTTCGTCAATTTTGTCTTTGAAATGAATCTTGTAAAGGCGATACCATTGCTGCCAAAACCTGCGCTCACTCCACCCATACACTTTCGCGTTCATAGAATAGCGGGTATCAACCTTTGAAGATACCAGTTGTAGTTCGCCAAGCGTTCGTTCTTGCTGCGGCTGAACACCTTGTTGGATTTCAGGAGTAGCCGTTGCTCTTTGCGCGGCCGCGTCAAGTATTTCAAGAATTATACCTGAATAACGGTGTTCGTTTGCTCTCTGCATTGGCACAACCGCATTATCTACCCTGCCGTCAATGCCAATGAACTTCTGCATACGCACGTTAAGGTCGTTCATATTCTTTATCTTTGTGCGATCAAACAAGTAGGTCGGGGTATCGGCTATCTTTTCTGCTTTCACTCCCAAATTGATAATCAACGAACGCGCCCTCTGCTTATCTTCGGTCAGGTCAGGAATAGAAACTCCGTCCCAATCTTTCGCAAGAGGATATAATGCTCGGTCTATAATCGGCCACCGGCCATAGCGGTCAAGCGGAATAAGCCGGACAAGCGTTGAGCGCCGATTGCCAAGCGTAACAAGATACTTCCTGCCTTTAATTGTCGTAAACCAGTTAAGCAGTTGGAACTCATAGTTTCCGAACTTACTCAATGCTTCCTCTCGGGCCTTGAAAGAATCTCGGCCCTGCGCCGTGTCCCTTGCCTCGCGGGTCTGGTCTATGAGAGATTTTATTTCCCTGTCTTTTTTGAGCGATTGATAGTTGAAATATCCGGGACTGTCTTTCATCTCCCAATAGGTCATTCCGTATTCAAATCCCCCGAACCTCATAGCCCCTGCGCCTCGCGCGTTGTTACCGTTCACCGAAGTAGCGCGGGGGTCGCGTATCCAAGAACCCGCGTCAATCACTTCCGGCATTGGAGCCATAATGCCTTCTTCTCTGTTAAAATCCATCATCAAGACTAACCCGCGCCCGAAGAACTCCGCGTCCCAGTTCCACTCATAATCAATCTCTGATTTCAACATTATATCGTAGTCATAGTCTGCGAGAGCGTTCAGGTTTTCCTCCACGTCTTCATCGCCCTCGCCGCCTCGTCCTTCCCAATTCACCATAAGCCGGTCATCATAAAGTGCCGCGTGAACTGTATTGAACACAGTAAACAAAAGCGGATCGCCAACAGCGTCAGCGTCCCGCCTTTGATTATTGTATAACTTCAGTCTTGCAAGTTGTTGTAATCTCTTTGCTTCGTTGTATGGATACGCAAGGTCATACTCCTCATTCACCTGCCGGACAATCTTTGATTGAAGGTCAACCGGAATAATGTCGGGCACGATTGCTTCATCCTTAACAACCATACGCTCTATGTCTGCGTATGTATTCCGTAACTTTTTATATGCTGATGGAACTTTCATTTTTCTTTTCTCTCTTGGTGAGAGATCTCTTGGTGAGAGAAACGTAGCGGTGGGTTTCGCCAGCGACAGACGAACCCCCGCCCTTTGGAATGCAAATACGCATATAGTGAGTTCTGCTCACGCGCTTGGTTCGTATCTTACCTCCCCCGGCCCTGCATTTATTAAACGCTGCTGGCATATCAGGCAAGCTCTCCCTTGTTGACCGACTGATTTTGATATTCGCCAAACTCCTCATCGGTCATCTCGTCAATGGACTTTTTGGGGATGTGCTTATATGCGACTATCTCGAACGAAGCGTGAACAGAATTTTCGTGCTCATTCTTGGATATTTGCTCTACCTCAATAATGAGCTGATACTTTTTCCCGACTTCCCAATCTTTGATTTCCGGCATTTGCTCTGCGCTCATATAGAACGAAGGGGCGGAAAGGTCTTTGCCTACGCTCGGAACTTCGTTGCTGGAGTTATTAACTTTTATTTTTTTGAGATGATAACTCATAGTTTTATTATAGCACAAGTATTATTCAAAAGGATCAAGGTCGCTGTCAAATGGGTCAAAGGCGTGGGCGGGCGACATAGGCTGACCTGATGTATTGGCTAGTCTTTCATTGCCTATCGACACAATCTTATGGGTGAATACTGGCTCTGAAAGCAGTAGCCGGTGCAGATTCTCAACTTGGTGGTCATTCACGTCCTTTGGACGAGCGCGGGGCTGTTTGTCGTCTTTGCTCGGGCCTTTCCACTCTGCCCATACATACTCGTCTAACTGTTTTATCGTTACCGGGCAGGTGTCAAAGATATAAAGTTCCGGGCCTTTCACCATTTTGCCGTTGGCTTCAACGTAACTCAATGCGTCATTCGTTCGCTTGATACCGGCCATAAGGTCTTTACTGCCTGCGCTGTAATGTTCGCCCAACGCCAACAACTGCTGACCCACGCTGTTCTGTTCCCTGTGCTGATCGGTGTTAAAAGCCGAGGGGTCAATTATCCTGCCCTCCACTCGATACTTCATCGCTGATTCAAAAGACATCATTCGACTGTGCAACTCTTTCACTAGCCCCTCGCTGACAATCTCTCCGGTGATGTACTTTGTACCCCGTCGGTCAACCGAGAGATACAAAACGTGGTCTGCTACTCTTGGATGTGGGTCTAACGCCTTGTAGGTTGTAAAATCCTGTTCGTTTATCGGGAACGGTCTAATGACGTGAACCTTGCGTCTAAACAACTTATGCACGCGCCCTATCAGGTGGCCGAACTTACCAAACACGCGCGCCTCTTGCTCGTCCTCTGGTATTGCCGCCGCCATTCTTTTAATGTTAGCGTGTTCAAGTATTCCTCTTACCCCGTGATCCGGGTCTTTGCAGTTATCCTCCATTTCCGCTTCAACGTAATCGGCTGTTTCTTTTGACGCGGTATCCAGCCAATCCTTCAACCACGCTGAATAGGTTAGAGGAGTCAAAGTCCAAAAGACAATCATACCCATTCTTCCTCGAAGAATAGAGGCCATAAACTTGTCTTTGGGCGTTGGCTCATCGAACCATATAAACCCGAGGTCAACCGACTCAAACTCTTTCACGTCTTGCTCATTGCTCATTATGTCAATCTCCCATCCATTGTTGGTGCGGAACTTTCGCTCAAACGCGCTGCCCTCTTTTGCCGTTTCATAGGGCGCGTCTGGTATATTCTTTTCTTCATTGGTCGGAAACCATTTCTTTAACTCCGGGATTATCTTTTCTTTGATGGTCGTCGGGTCGCTGACGATTCTTCCCCTCTTGATGTGGGGCCACTTGCGGAATAGCGGATATTCAAAGTATTTATTCTGCGGGCCGTAAATTATGTTGGCGATAATGTTCACCCCGGTGGCGGTCTTTGATGTTCCGTTCGCTCCTATAAAAAGATTTACAAAGGACTTCTGCTCCCCAATCATTTTAATAAACTGCTCGGACTTCCCATTGGGTATAAAACTCTTACACTTATTGTTTGCCGCGCGTCTTGCTTTTTCTCTTAGAATCGCCAATCCCCTCTGATACTGCTCTGATAACTCCGGCGAATTCAATATCAAGTTCTTCATCTGTAAGGTTTGCAAGTCCGTGTTTAATGTTGAGGGTGTTGTCATACTTTTTCTTCAATTTATATCCCTTATCGAGCGCCGAGTCCCTCGCGCGCCAATTCCTATTATGCAGCAGTTCCTTATGAACCTTCAGCAATTCGCCGTCTCCAAGTTCTTGTTCAAGCAGCGCGTTCCAACTATCGGTTTCTTTTAGATGTGTGGAACTATTTGCGTAAGACGGGGAATAACCTAACTTTAACATCGCTTGCTCAAACGTCATTCCATCCCTGATACCGTCTGATATTCTTTTAAGCAAAATACGGTGCTCCTCTATAATCCGCACTCCTTTCAATAACTTGGTTTTCTTTTTTTTTTAGCTTTCATACTTTTTGCTTTTAGTCATTTCTAAACTTCAAGAACTGCCCCGGAAAGTTGCCGTCAGGTTTTCCTTACCCTTTCGAGCAAGGCGTCGCACCCAATCAACAACTTGACTCCTCGACCTGTCCCCTACTTAAATATCAGGTAGATGCGAAAACCCAGAACGCACGAGCATCGCCGTTCCGAAATTACCACCCGATATTTGTTTTCGTGGGGGGGCAGTTCTCGAAACTTATAAAAGAAAAACGCCGCATTATCAACATACAATCGTTGTTATCTAACGAATTGCACATTGATAGTGCGGCGCCTTAGAGCCGGAATATACGATTCACGCTTACCTCGTAAGGTAATATCACTACCAACTCTATTATCCTCTCCCTCAATAACGCTGTCAAGCGCTTACCTGTGGATAGATTTTATTGTTACTCCCTCTAGTGCGCACGATTCAATCAACGCCGGGTCTAGTTCAAATTGTGGATTTTCTTGCGCAAGTTGTTGCCACTCGGAACATTCGATTACGAAATCTTTAATCGCCGCTATTGTTAGTATCCATACATACGCGCCAATTATTAAAATGACTCCTGCGATAAATATAAGTATTCTCATATTTAAGCACTTTCGGCAAGAAGGTTCGGAGGCCACAAAAAGGCTTACAAGGGCCTTGCAAGGAACCTCCGAACCGCCGCTTGCCACGGCACACAAAACTCCTTGCCGAAAATGCTTATTATATTTGTTTTTCGATTAACTCAATCCTAATCTCAACCATTTTATCAAGTGAAATTCGGTTATCTTTTTCACATCGGCAACGAACCGTTATCTGAACATCCGGCGCGTATAGAAATGCCGCAATGTCGCTGATTTTCAAAAGAACCAATCCACACTTCTTGCAATGGATCGGCTTGTTTTCTCTAATGGCCTGCATTAAAACTTTTTGCATACTTTTGAAACTTCACAATCACCGCTTCTGCGGTTTTCTTTTGGGCCCGAGTTCCCGCCTTACTAAAAACAAAGCGCACATACGAAGCGAGATCGGCTGCTGATTTTGTCGCTGCGCTCGTATCGGCACGCGCCGTAACTCCTGCTTCTTCTTCGGCCTCTTTCTGTATGCGGGGAGCAGCGAGTATTTCTTCTACGCTCGGCACGGCAGGAGATTCGACCTGTATTACTCCCGCCAATTCTCTGCCAATAAGCATATAGGGCGTATTGTATTCCTGCGGATTCTTCCCGGATTGCGCCAGAACAGCAGTCGCGCCCATTACTGCTTCTGCCGGAGTGTAAGAAATGACAATCGCAAGCACCAATTTACCCTTGACGAGTTCGTGCGGCACGTCATTGTGTTTTGAAAGAACCGCAAATACTTTCAGTTTCTCGCTGCGCTCCATTTGCAACGGCATTGAAGCGGGTATATTTTGTATTTCACTTTCCATAAATGTTTTTACCTAAACTATGTTCGTTTTCGTGCTGCACAATAAACGAAGGCAGTCCCTTGAACTTGCGCGCTACCTTTCTCCATCCCCATAGAAAGGGTATAAAATACTCTACGGTGATTTTATTCCACCTATCTGTATTCTTCGGTTTTCTGTAGGGGAACGACATACAAGCGTCAGGGAAATATACCAAGTCTTCTGTTTCTATGATTTTAGCATTTATCACGCACCAACTACCAAACCATTTCTTCAACTGCCCCTTTTCCAATCCCTTTATCTCTATCTGCTCGTTGATTACAAAAAAGTGGAGAGGTGCGTGAGAAACCTGCGCGTGAGAAATCGCGAATGCGTTCTTATAGTTTCCCTCAAACTTTCCGTCTTTGATATAAGCACGCAAGCGTTCTGCTTCGTGGCAAATGTGTCGCCAACTTTTGCAGACTGCGGCGGGCTTATTGTGGGCGGGTCTAATAATGTGTTGCTCCATATCAATTATGTTTAGGGTTTTTATGTTCCTCCATCGGCGCGGTCTTGTTGTGCGTAATACAAAGGTAGATCGGCTCTCCGGCAGAATTCGCACGCGCTTGCCACATACAAGACGAATCAACCTTTACTCGGGCCTTGCGTTCGGCTTCTCTGCGCTTGTATTGCTTCTTATCCGCTTTGAGCGCGTCAATCGAGGACATAGCGCCCGAAATAATAACCTCCCCACCTTGCTCTAACTGGTCTTGCGTATATGGATGTTCAAGATACCCGAACCACCACGCCCACCTGCGCCACGAATGCCAATCCGGTTTTATTGTAATCTCTTGCCTAAATACTTCGTTCTCCCACGCAAACAAATACTGAAAGGTGAACTCGTATTGCAAGACATAGATATACGTTCCCTCATATCCCATTTTCCGTAGCACTTTTGTTTTCATAGTATCAGAAAATAAATCTCTTATAATACATCTCTTTTGGAAAGCCGACATACGGTTGTTCTCCCATAGTGGATAGGAAAGGGCAAGCCCCAGTACATCAGCTTCCCAAAGGAAACTACTCACATTTTTTATCCACGAAATTGCCGCTCGGAGTACCAGTACCTAAGTTTCCGCGCCCATACCACCGGCCGTTGACTGATAAACCACAACCGCAAGCGCCTCGACCAACGAGCCAATAATGGCGGCGCTTTCTTTTGGCGTTCTCTATATTGTGCTTCCAAATACTGCTGTTCGGCTTGGCTCATAGATACCCGGCCGCGAACAATCTTGCCGCGTTTATGCCGTTTCTTACTCTTTGCCAGTTCCTTACCGTGCTTCTTTTGCCACCGGCTATCTTGTTTAGATCGTTTTGGTATTTTCATAGTCATTAAAAACTATTTCATCTCTAATCCGAATATCCCCGAACACATACCGAATATCAAATAGGGTGCGACCATAGAAACTACTGCGGAAATAAGGACTACGAGTATAAGGTTTTTATATTTTTTCATATTTTTGGAGTAGATTTGGGGGTTAAAATAAAGATTCTTGTCTTAATCTATTTTCAGCAATTTTACAATATTTTTCGTTTATTTCTATACCAATAAACCTTCTACCTAATTGTTTAGAGGCAACTGCGGTTGTGCCAGAACCCAAGAAAGGGTCAATAACAATTTCACATTCCTTAAACATTTTTATTATCGTTTGATAAAGTTCTATTGGGTCTTCAAAAATGTGAAATTTGTTTTTGCCCTGTACCGCTTGAAAAGTTAAGCAATCGTTCCAAATACTTTTATTCACTTTATATTCGTCTGAAATCTGATATATGAGAATGGGATTGAAACGAAACGCATATTGACTAAATCCTTTATTCCAAATCATCAGTCGTTTTGGTGGATATTTTTGAATAAGCGTATTTATTTTTGTGGCGGAATGAATAATAATAACTGCTTTACTTGCCACTCGTATTACTTCATTGAAAACAATATCATATAATTCCCAATATTTTTCTTGTCCCCAATCTTCTTCCTTAAATGGCGGTGAAGTCAGAACTAAATCCACGCACTTATCGGGCATTAGCTTCATAAAATCAAAGCAATCTCCTAGCCATATCTGATTTATACCCGATTGCCACCCATCTCTTTTTATATCTTCAAAAGTTTTCATTTACTTTATCTCTAACCCGAATATCCCCGAACATATACCGAATACCAAATGGGGCACAAGTCAACTAAGGCATCGTAAGCGGATTTATTTTCTTTTTTCCACTCTGCCCATTGGCTTAGATTTTCCATTAACTTTTTCATAATTTTGGATTAGATCGGGGGACAAATAATTATTTCCCAACGATTTTTACTTTCCCTATAAACTGGTTGTTTTTTTCTTGTGCGATTCGGTCTATCCCAACTTTGCGCTGGTATGGGTATCGGACAAGCTCCAATGGCTTTTAATGATGACCCACTTTCTTTTGAAAGATTATAAGTAATAACTTTCTTATAGCCCATTAACCGAGCAATTTTTATAGCAACTCCATAAAGAAAACTATTAGCGTTTTTTGTCCCATCAGTAGCAACTCGCAAAACTTCAAGCGTTTCCCCGTTATCCAATAAGCGAGCAATCGGACGACCCGAAATCATCACGCCTACGACTTTCCCGTCTTTTTCCACTGCCACCGCAAACCTCCCTCCAGTAGTAGGCAAAGAATGGCGGTGGAATCGTTTGACGAACTCGTTTGCTTCCTTGAGATAAATTGGTTTTGCCTTTAACTTCTCCAACTCTATTGTTTTCTTTTCTTCTTTCATACTATTTTTCCTTTTTTTAACCTATAATACTTTCTACAATCTCCGCATTCGCAAGACTCTTTTCGGCGACAATGCTCACAGTGAAGTAATCCAATAAGACAACAACAATTTCCGTCAAGATGCCTCGGCATTACCGTTTTGTTCTGCTTGTCCAGAGACATATTGAAGAAAATATCTCGTAAGTTCATACCTTATTATTTAAGTTAAGAGTTATTTCTCAACTATCTTTTTAAGTTCCTCATAAATTATTTCGTATCTATTCCTTGCTTCAACAAAATCGTGCCATATACCAGGATTTATCTTAATCGTTTTATCCGCTAAATGCTTTGGGAACATTCCAAAATCCCATAATTTTATGGTATCAAGTTTTGCGTTTACTTCTATTTTCTTCTCTGTTTTCATAAAATTTCACCTACATAAAATATTAAGATAGTTTCTCGGGGGCTACGAACATCCTTTCTGTTTTCATATCCTTATTGATTTTATTAGAATAAACTTTTTAGCACTTTCAAATACTGCGTCAAAATCTGTACCATCTAAACTAAATCCGTCTAACTTTTGTTGCCTCAATTCGTTTTTCACTATAATACAAAAACTATCCAATGTGTTCCGCCTCGCTTCTTCCACGATTTCTGTTATTTGAATCATTCCGCTTTCATACGCCTCCTTGCTTGGAGGAGATAAAATTTCCCAAGCTTTATTACAGTTTTCGCAGTATTGAAATGTTTTTTTAGGTTTCATATTTTTCAAAATTGGGGAGGGTTAAATTAGTTGTTTTCTCACTTCGCCGCATTTCTCGCAAACAACATAGCTAACACGTTGATAAAAATATACTGTGCCCTGATCTATTGGTTCGGTATCTATACGAGATAAGTTGAATAAATGCCGACACTTTACTTGTTTTATTTTTATTTCTTTTTCCATTGAAATGTTTTTTTTAGGTTTCATAATACTTTTTCTATTTTAACTTCTATTTACTGTTAAACTTTTTTCTGCACTTCTCACACCACGAATAGGGGGCAAATGCCAGACTATCGCAGTAATACCCTTTGCAATAATCAAACTCTAGTTTCCATACGGGGTGATCCGGAGGTGGCGCGTGAAACTTTATTCTCGCTTCAATATTTGACGCCATTATTTGCCTAGACTCTCTCCGGGCTTTTGCTTCTAGCCAGCTTGGTTTCGGCATATATTTTATCTAATTCTTTTATTAAATCCTCCCTACCCTCAAAGCGTTTCCGCAAAACCTGATAAGTTTCGTCATATTCCATATCCAAAAGTTTCCTGTCTATCTCCCTCGTCTTCTTGGATAGGAGGTATTGAATTGGTATCATAGTATCTGTTAATTTCGCTATGCGCGCGAAATTGCTTATTAACTAATTCTAATTGAATAATCCCTAAATTGCCTGTTCGCCGATTCTTGGCAATTCTTAAAGTTGCAAATGAATTTTTA